TTGAGATTCAATCGTATAAGAAGCGAAGGGCATTGATGTAGCCATACGTTTACCTTCTTCACCTTTGACAAGTTTGTTATCTCTGGGAAGGATGGCTTGTACTAATGTAAATTTTTGATCAGGCTTTTTATCAAGTGCTGTTCTTACTTTGTCTGATACGTTGTCTATTCCAAACTCAGATACGATCTGTTCTGCTGATAATTCAAACTCTCTAAAGATTGTGTCGATTAATCCATTAGCTTGTGTTGAGCTGATATAACAATTACCAATTGACCATGTATTAAATGTAAAGCCACCTTTATCTCTATTTGTATCTGCATATAAAACTGCCCATCCTGCTACTACTAGATCTGTAAGGAAGTCTGTTACCTCTGAATCAAAGTTTGAAGCATGGATATTTCTAAATAAAAATTGGTCTACTTGGCTTAACCATTGTTCGCCTTCAGTTAGTTGAGAAGGAGTATCTACACCGCTTGGAACTGACTTAAACCATATACTGACTGGTGATGTAGTACCACTAACAATAGAGCTAACAAGTAGTTGTATGCCTTCTACTGCTGTAGTATCAAATAGGTCTGTACGTGCTTGTTTTCGTTCTTGTTCTAGTGCTGATGCTGATGCGTCTTGGAAGCTTTGTTGACGTTCAGGAGCGCAATATTTATAACAGTCTTTCCAATGGCTTTCATGTTTAGTTCGGTCTGTTTTGAGTTGGTTTAAACGCCTGAGAAGTTGTTGTGCGTTCAATCTCTTTAAGTCCCTGTTTTCATATTACTCGAATTGTTGCTGCCAGTATTATTAGCTTGGTTGTATAGGCTGCTGATTACCGTACTCTTGCCTAGTAAGCCACCAAGTACCGAGCTTTGTTTATACTTACGTCTTGAAGCTGTGTTTTCATTCGCTTCTTTCTGAGCAAGTTCTTTGGCTTTACGTTCAATCTCTTCTGGTGAGTCTTGTTTCTGAACCTTTGGTTTAGATCCCATGATTGTTATTCCTTTGATTATTTTTTTATTGTTGGGCGTTTATGCAGGCTTCTTGTCCTTCGGATCAAGCCAAACGATGAAGCTGTTTGTCTTGAGCAGAGCCAAGATCCTGAACGCTTGTCTAGGTGCGTCTTACTGTCTATCTGTTCTAAAAAGTACGTGGCATCCAATGTTGCAAAATGCGTGTGCGTGTACGTGCGTAGGTATATAGAAGGGAAGTTGATCTGTTCTGTCTTATCTAATTCTTTATCTAGCACTTGGATCTATGCAGTCTTTTCTTTAGTTCTTGTTATTGTTGTACTGTAGTCTTTGTATTGGTAAGTATTAGATAGTCTCTTTTTTAAAAGTTTAAATGTCTGTTTTAAATACAGATCTTATTTATAATTATAATAATAATAGTTGTATTAATAGAGCTATTAAAGATAGCTCAGGATAGAAAGAGAAAAACTAAACTGAGCTAAAGAGTGAAGCTCTGAAGTGATGTAGAACTTGTTAAAGTTTCATCTGAGCTAAAAGGGGGAATCTGATAGCCTACCTAGATAAGCTATTAGTTAAGGATGAAATAAAGGATATATAAAATGACTGACCTAGTTTTTATTATTACTCTTATTCAGCCTAAGTCGTTCTAAATAAGTAATGAAGACTATATCAGAATTATTTATATTTGTCAAGTGCTAAACACTATATGTTGTGTTTTGTATAGATTAATACCACTATATACTGTGTTTAACTTATACCATGCTCACATACATCTTCTTTCGTTACTTTACCTTTACTCATCAAGTCCTGCTCAGTCTTTAATAACTCTTCTGCTGTTGCTTTTGTATCGAGAGAGCTTTCTAAATCCTTATTGGCTTCAGTAACTTTTATCAAATCTTCAAGTATGTTGAGTTTTTTACATTGCTGTCTTGAAAACTCCTTACTGTAATTTGCATTAAGTGCTTCTACAGCTAAGTCTTTAGCACTATTAAAATCATTAAGTAAACTATAAACAGTCCAGTTAAATTGCTTCTGTCTTGTTTCTATAGCAGGAGAATCTGCTGCTTGTTCATAGTCTGCATGACTAATAGAGATACCAAATACACTTATAAGAGAGAGAAGGGCAGTCTTAATTTTCATTGTATAAGTTTTTGTAAAGCTTCAGATAGTTCAGTGTAGCATTCCGTACTAGATCCGTTAAAGGAGATTTTAGGTTTATAGTGGTATTCATTCATTTCTGTTTTGAACTTCACTTCCAGGTCATAGACTGCTTCTGCTGTATCGGGTAGTTCAAGTAGGATCTCCCATTCGTATGGCATCGAGCGAACTGTACCGTATCGAGTTAAAATGTTATTAACTGTGATACCAAGCTTATAGAAGGTTTCTTCCTTATCCCAACATTTGATTAAGTAGAAGATTGGTTGACCACCATTTTGAACAGCTTGATCTAGAAAGGATTGTCGTTTACATCCCTTAATCTTCATTCTGTTTAACTGCCTTTTTAGTACGAGGTTTCTTAGCTGTACTAATAGCTCTATTTGAGGTTTTAGCTTTAATGGAAGGTTTGTCTGTACCGATTAGTTTTGATTGTTCTTGAACGATCTGATTAGCATCTAGGGCATTGTAGATACCATGTGCATGGGTAGTAATAGAAAACAGTTCAGGGGATTTAAAGTAGTCTTCAAATAGGCTGATTGGAATAGTAGGTCCATTCATAATCAATTTAAGTTTAGTGGTATCTGTAAATTCAGGGATGAGGTCTGAATATGTGACAAGTACGAGCTTGTCAGCTTGATAGATTTTATATACTGAATACATAGTTTCTCTTTTTATTAGTAGTTTTATTTATTATTTTTGATGTTGTTTTCATATAAATATTAGTTATATGAAAATATTAAATATATCAATTTTTTTTATATTTGTCAATCTCTATAACTTTCAGGAATAAGAATACCTATTCTACATAGGCTATTTATTGTAGTTATCAATAGTTTTTTGAAATGATTGACTACATGCTAAGTAGTGACGTTCTTCAAAATCTGAGATAGCTTGCTTTTTCAATGATTGAGTAGGATATACAGATACCGTATAAGCATCCTGAACAATAAAGAAGATTTGCTTTTCTTCTCTTTCTCTTGCTTCTTGATCAGTCATATTAGCTGTTACTGACATGAGCTTTGCTGTAGCTTCAGAAGCCTTCATACCTAACTGTCTATATGTTTGAGCCGTAGAAGCTATTGTTTCAGCTTTCTTACAATGAGCTTGAGCTAATTCATATACTGATTCTGAATAGGCTGAAGTACCAGTACAAGCTAACAGTAAAGTTAAAACTATCTTTTTCATATTAAACAGTTATATGTAAATTTGTAGCTTCATTCTATTTGAAATGGTATTAGAAATAAACAATACACAAAACAAGACCAGGATCAGACAGTTCAAGATATGAGTACGAAGTACGAAATAGATTGATTACTGTCTGTTAATGAACAGCTTATATACGACTGATAAGGAGTATAGAAGATTGAATGTTACAGATACCAAATCTGACAGAAACGAATACCATTACATCCGAAGGATCAGATAGAGCTAGAAATAGGAATACCAATTCTATTTAAATATTAATTATTTATTAAATAAAAGAAATAGCTTTTTCTATTCTCATATCTGATTGGTATTGAAAAAAACAGATTAGTAGGCAGTCAGTTCAATGTTTGATATGGATACGTGCCTGTTAAGGTACGGATACAGATTAAAGATTGATTACTGACTGTTAAAGGTAAAGTCATGTTTGTGTCCGATAGGATACAAATATGGTTTTAGCTTGTTACTTCTAATTTATTAAATGTGGTTTCAGTGGCTTTGCATAAGAGTAGGAACGGAACGTCAGTTCTGTTTCTGGTCTTATCACTGAATACTATTAGAATGGAATGATATCTGAAGCTCCTTAGAGCTTTAGATTGAATGGTTATTCATTGCTTAATCCTTTTATTCTTTAAAAACGAGAAACAACAAATTCATATCTGTTGATAACTTCTACTTTTCCATTACCCTACTTGTAATAGTAATGCAGAAATGTCAAAAAAATTAGACAATTTTATTTATAAAAACACTTAAAAAACCAATAGTTATATGCTTATTTTAGATTTTAGACACTGTCTAATTTTTTAGAACATCTTTTTAATTTAAACTTTGAGCTGTAGTTGTATCCCTTCCTTCTCTCCAAACTAACCTACCTTACATTTTTATAGCCATATATATTATTATATAAAGGGCTGTGTGAAAAAAAGTGTAAATATTTTCTCTTAAACACATGATTTCTCTAGTAAACGTAGGGAATATTCCAATTTTTAAAAAAGTGTAAAAAGTGAAAAGACACATCTAGCTCGAAACTTTACGAAGTATAGCGAGTGATAACGAAGCTATGCTGAAGTAAATGTTTGAGCAAACAAACGACTGAACCAAATTAGCTATTGTTCCAGGAAGAGCAGAGTGCGTTAGTTATGCCTAGTGAATCTGTCTAGTTAAGGTTGAAATTAGTTTTACATTTTTTTGTATTTGAAATATATCAATCAAACACTTAATAAAACTAAGCTAGGGGGCTGTGTGAAATAAAGTGTTGACATACAATTATCATTTTGGTACGATAAGCAACATGGGGAGCAGGAGATCAGATCCTTTTAAATTCCTGCAACAATTATATAAATGACACAAAGAAATAAGACCTAACTAGGTATCCTTTTAATGAACTTACAAGATTTAATTATCAACTCAACATCTACAATCTCTCAAAATAAAGAAGAAAATTCAATCACTATCTTTGCAGGTCATAGTAAAGAAAAACTTTCAAATCTAATTAAAGACTTTCCCGATAACTGCTATGTAAACAAACAAATTACAGGCTGTGGGGGTACAACGCTTGTCCTTAGAAATGCTGTAAATTATGTTGTATTAGTACCATATATCAACCTTCTTAAATCCAAAGTTGCTGATAACCAAGACATTGTTGATCTGATTGGTGTATATGGTGAAACTGATTCAGAAGAAATTACAGCTTATTTAGAAAGTGGGGCAGAGCCTAAAAAGATTGTCTGTACTTATGATTCACTTCCAAAACTTCTAAGAACAAAAGGCTTCAATCCAAAAGCTTTCAAACTATTAGTCGATGAAGCTCATACATTAGTCAATTTAGGATCATTCAAAGCTGCTACATGCGAGTTCGTACTGCAAAATTATACAAAGTTTGCATCATACGTACTTTTAACTGCTACACCAACGAAACGTGAATATTTCCCTGAAGCTCTAATCAATGTGCCTTTATGTACTATTCAATGGGATGATGTAAGAAATGTTAAATTCAACCTTCAAAATATTGAGCAAGGTATTGGTTTAAACAATGCATTGTTTGGGCTTTGCTATGACTATCTAATGCGTAAGATTGAAGGCAACGCACATATTTTCTATAACTCCGTATCTGAAATAGCTTCAGTATTAAACAAGCTTAAAGAAGTAGTAGATAAAGAAACAGGTAAAAACTTATTCGATCCTAATGACATTAGAGTTGTATGCTCTAAATCAGGTACGAATCAAAAAACTTTTAATAGCAGACTTGGTACTAAATGGGCTTCAATTGCAGACATTACTGATCCAGTTAGAAAGATTAACCTATACACTTCTACAGCTTTTGAAGGTGCAGATGTATTAGATGAGGAAGGGCAAACGTACATCATCATTAACGGTGTACGTGATGCAACTAAAGTTGACTTCCACGTATTAGTACCTCAAATTGTTGGTCGTATCCGTAATACCAAATATAACGAACATATCAATTTATTAGTCGCTAACCTTCCTGAAGCTGCAAGCTGTACTAAAGATGAATGGATGTCTACAGTTACTAAACGCATCCAAAACAGTAGAGATGTTTTGCACGATATTAGAGAAAGCAAAATGTCTGAAGCTAGTAAGACTCAGTTAATCAAAGCTGCTGAAGAGGACAAGTACACATTCAAGAATGAACAAGGTGAGCTGTATGTATCTGACGTTGCATTGAAAGCTGAATTACAAGCTTATGAAGCATTAGAAGCTACTTATGTAGTACGAGTTGTTGAAGGTGCAGAAATTAGTGATGAAGGCTATTCAGCATCATTTAGATCATTATTAACAGATGAATCTAAACACGTTCCATTCGCTCACAAGCCTAAAGGCATCTCTAAGTTCCTTACAGGGCATAGCCAATGCTTCTACGAAACAATGAAAGAATATTGTGAAGCTAGAGATGAGCAAAATGAAAAACTGTATAAGCTTGTAGATGCTAAAGATGACTATTTCAAAACAGCATACGATACGCTGAAGCATGAAACTATTCGTAAGCTTGAGTATCGTAAGCCAGCGATTGAACGTGCTATGAAGATCCACGATACAAAAAATGAAAATGCTACGGAAATTCCTACACTACTCAACCTGAAGAAAGATCAAGTTTATTTAAGAGCAGATATTAAAGCTAAGATTCAAGATATTTATGACAAGCTTGCTATTCCTGATAAAGCAAAAGCGACTGATATTACTAAATGGTATGAAGTTAAAGACACAAGACAAAATTCTAAGCCTGCTTTCAAAGTAGTTAAAATGTTGTAGTCCTATTTTAGCCTATAACCTCAGGCTATTTTTAGGATTGCATATCATATTTTATCAGGTGTTGCAATACTATTTTTATTTTGATATACTTCTCAACATAAAGAAAACAATAAAAACATTAGTGGGGCATAGTCAGCCCATATTAAAAACCTCTCTGACTATAAACAAAAAACAACTCAATATATTAAGTCTGCATCCAATCAGGATTATAAGCGGACTCAAAACACGTATATATAAAGGATATAAATTATGACTTCATTATCATTACAAACTCAAAATTCTACACCATTTAATACAGCTATTGTTACAGCTAACAATATTGTCAAAATGACAAGCCAACAAATTGCGGATCTAGTTCAATCAAGACATGATGATGTTAAAAGATCAATTGAACGCCTTGTAACTTCAGGTGTAATTGTCCAACCGCCAATGGCGGATGAACAATCCCTAGATACATTGGGACGTTCTCGAACTACTAAAGTTTATGTATTTGAAGGCGATCAAGGTGAACGTGATACAACAATTATTGTTGCTCAACTTTCGCCACTCTTCTTAGGTCAAGTAGTAGACCAGTGGAGATTCTTAAAACAACAAGTTCTTGAAATGAACAAGCCTTCTTACATGATCGAAGATCGTGTTGAACGTGCTAAGAAATGGATTGAAGAAGAGACAGCTAAACAAGTAATTGAAACGCAATTGATTGAAGCTAAACAAGTGATTGAAGTACAGCAAGTAGACGTAGACGCACTAGAACGTATTGCAAGCCGTAAAGGATCTATGACAGTACGAGATGCAGCCAAACTTCTAAATATGCGTCCGATTGATTTAAGAGATTGGATGCTTGCTAACAAGTGGACGTATTCACCATACAAAGGAAAATACAGACCTACAGCAGCACACGCTACAGCAGGACATCTAACACTATCAGCGAATGACTATGATCCATTGGTACGTGTGACTTGGAAAGGACTTGCATTATTAGCTAAACGCTTAAACGTAACACTAGATACAGACAACATCTGATCCAAAAGGGAAGTGTCACAGCTTCCCTAAAATATAAAATTAATTAAAGAGAAAAATATGAAATACACAATCAAAGACTTTGCTGATAAAGCTCTCATCCCATACACAGACTTCTATAACCAAGCATTAAAACTATTCCAAACCATACATTTTTATGGATCTGAAGGAGTAGCTGAACCCATCCTTAACGATAATGATGTAATCGTAGACTTCAAAATGACTCATGCTTTTGGAGTAGCAGTAGTAGCAATTTTAGACGCAACAACAAACCAAGAAGACTTGGTATCAGTGATCCACGTTGAAGACTTCGCATAGGTTTAGTGGAGCATTCGAGGAGCTAGACGAATTTTTCAATACATATGAATTGTCTATGCTCTGTGAAGGCTTGAGTCAAAAGCAAATAGACACAATATTAGAAGAGTTGTTTCCAATTAAATTAGGTACGGAACAAGTCATAGTCATCACTGACTACAGAAAGAAAAAGTACACAGTATCCATGTATCCCATAACTTTTGAAGAAGCGGATCAGATACTAGAAAGGGCGAGGGAACTCAACATTCCCTTTAAGATTAACCAGGACTAGGAATGAAAAAATTATCAAAAAAAGAGTACAACAACATCGTAAAATCCAAGATCTTACAAACAGGTTTATATAACGGTAGGTCAGTTGAAGAAGCTGATATTGATGACGAGCTATATGCTCACCTTGACGAGATCCGCCAAGACTACAAGAAAGGTGTATTAACAGCCTTCAATGCTGATGCTGAAATAGCATACAACTTCCTCAAATATGAAAATGAATATGCAGATGACCTAGACATTGATTATGGTATTGATGATTTGTACGGATCATATTCAGACAACATGCAAGATATAAAAACTCACTTCGGGAACTACTAGAATGGAAGCCGTACTAATCACTTATTTATTCACGATGTTCTTGATTTCATTACATCTAATTGATGTGAATCTGGATGAAAAACACTCTATTTCACTACTACAACTTATTGCCCTTAGATCAATTGGAGCTAAGGGCATTTACTATAAAGACTGACTATCCTTTACCCCTGTTTCCTTAATTGGATCAGGGGATTTTTTATATCTAGAAAAAAGTTTGCTGTTACAAATTAGTTGCTTAATTAGCTGGATTATAGGTATTTACAGATTTACAATAGCTCTATTGTTAAAGGTATTTAGAGCATAAGAAAAATGATTGTATGTATAGCAAATCAAAAGGGTGGAGTTGGTAAGACAACCCTTGCAACTAACTTAGCTGTAGCTTTAAGCAAGAAAGGGGATACTGTTCTAGTTGATGCTGATGACCAACAATCTGCTGTTAAATGGTCAAAGCGTAGAACTGAAAATCTGATTGATACGGAGCATCATAAAGGCGACTTAAAGAAGATCCTGCTCGATCTGCAAAAGAAATATAAGTATGTCGTATTGGACGTTGCAGGGCGTGACAGTGAAGAGTTCCGTAGTGCCTTGCAAGTTGCAGATAAACTGATTGTACCGACTCAACCAAGCCAAGCAGACGTTGAAGTATTGCCATTCGTGTTGAAGATGTTTAACACCTTCCAAAAGGTCAATGAAAAGCTTGAACCGTTTATTGTGGTCAACAAAGCCCCTTCAAACTCAAAATCAACTGAAGTGGCAGATTCAATAGAACTGCTTCATACGCTCCCTAAATTCAAGATCCTAAATACTGTTATCCGTGACCGCAAACAGTTCCGTGATGCTTCAGTACAAGGCTTATCTGTATTGGAAATGGGTAGCTCGAAGGCTAAAGATGAGTTCAATGAGTTCTTGGTGGAGATCCTATAATGAGCAAGCAAAAAGCAAAAATAGGTTTTGGTGACGACCTAGACGAGATCCAGGCGAATCCTGAAGTTGTGTTGGATGATGAGAACTTTAAGTCAGAGTATTCACGTAACTTACTGCACAAGAACATTTATGAAAAAAGTACGATTGAGCCTGCATTAAGGGATCGTTTGAATCTTGGCAAACATTTAACTGTACCTGTTTTCTATGAAGAGGATCGTCTATTCAAAGAAGCTGCAAAGGCTTCAATTGATGAAATGGGTAGACCGTATTCGTTGAATGACTTTATTCGAGTTGCAGTTGTTAAAGCAGCCTATGATGTTTTAGGGAAGGAAGAAGCAGACAATATCCTAGCCGAGCAGTTCAACTTGATTAGGACTGAATCTACCACACCTGATGAACGTGAAAAGGAGCGTGAGAAGCGCAAGCAGCATAAGAAATCTGCAATCCGTTCAGATGCAAATGAGTACCCAAGAAGTCCAACCAAACCACGCAAAAGAAAAAGCCCTGATGAATTAGCTTCAAGAGGGCGTAAATCGAATACTAAGTCTGTCGTTGGTTAAGTGTTGATAGTACTGTGAAATTCCAGTAGCAGTACTATTTATTGGCTTTCCAGGATTGCAGTATATTGCTCATATAACGGTTGACTCACAACTTTAGGGTACAGCTCTTCTAAAAGCTCTTGAGTATCGTCAAAACGATAACCGCTATTTTTACGGACGTTCTTGTTAATTTTGAATTGAAGATCAGTCATATAGCGTCCTAGAGTCCGTTGAGTCAAAGGTGCATCCTTGATATTCAACAGCTTCATGTACTCAAACAATTCTTTGGTCTGAATGCCTACCGTTGCTTTTTTCTGATGGAAATCTAGTACTGCTTTCAAGCCTGTGATGAAGTCTTTTGTACTGTGATCAACTTCAATTTCATCTGTTCCGTCATAAATCTCAGGCTCTTGCTGACCCTCATAATCACGAATTTCGCAATAATAGTCCACTTCAGGGAATTGTACTGCATCCTTCCATTGTGGTTGCTGCATAACGCATTTCATTAAATGCTTCACATATTTCTTGCCTAACAACGTAGCCAAATCGAACAGGTTACGCCATACATCACCAAAACGGCTTGTTAAAACAGCTTGTTGTGGGTACTTCACATATTGGAAGTAGTAATGCAACTGAGCAGCATGTTTAGCCATAACCATGTCAATCTCTTGAGCGGTGTACTCAATATCACGCTCAGGGATCTCGTCTAAGGTCTTAGCCAACGGACGATGTGCAGGTGCAGGCTCAAGGTATAACTGAATACAACGACTCTGAGTTGAATCAAGCAGGTCGTCTAGGATCTGAATCCCTGCCAGGCATGTAAAGCCAAATGATGACTGTACACCGCGAGCATTAATACTACGCGCACCTTTAGCTTCAAACCGTGTATTCACAAGATTGGCTACAGCCTTCTGCATTCGTGCAGGCATGGTGTCAAGTTCGTCCAGGAACAAAGGTACTTCAAGAGCCACTTGCTTTAAGCCAGCAGGTGTAAATTCTGTATAACGAGGACAGGCATCACCAATCAACATATTGGCAATAAACGTCTGTAGGGTACTCTTACCACATCCACGGCTTTCAGCATCAATTACAAGGACAGGCGCATAGCGTAACTGTGAAGCCAAGCGGTATAGGAGAATCCACAAAATGAAGACAGTCCGTTGTGCCTCACTGATAAAGATGCATTGTTTTGATAAGGTATATAGCTCATCGTATAAGGCTCGAATGTCAGCTCGAACTCCAGTAAACGTATCAGCAGCTTCTTCAACTTCTTCAGCTTCAATTGTTACAAGCTCAGCATTTTCAATAATTTCTGTTTTTGGTTGTGAAAGGTTAGTCAATTTCCATTTCCTTAAAGGTTAATTTGTCAATCATGCGACAGAATATATTTCATATTTCAGATAAAAACAATCCGAAATCAGAAAGTTTTGAGCTAAATAAAGAATGTTTTTGGATGATTTGTGCTAAAATATCTACTAATAGTTATGGAGTTTTAAAATGACAAAATCAGTAAATGAATGGATATGTGGCGAAGACACAAGCGAAGAAATGAGGAAGCTGCTTAATTCATTGGATTACAGTACTGCATCCAAAGCCGAAATAGAAAAGCACCAAAGAAAAGTAAGATTGCAGCAGGTGAAGGATCAGCCTTTTATCGTATCAACACCATCATTCTGTTATGCCTATCTCTTATATAAGCTGAGAAAATTGTCAGGTTTAAATCAGGATGAAATGTCATTTAAAATTGGTATGTCAAAATCTACATATGCCAAAATTGAAAATAGATTTGCTACCGTTGATATTGATACCCTACATTTGACCATGCATTCTTTTGGTATTAATCCAATTGAGTTCGCTGATTTATATTGGCATGTTCAAGGATTAGTTCAAACTAATGGTAATTTTTTTATACCTGCTAAAATATCTAATTTTAATACTGATGATGTTATTTATATGGACAATAACGAATTAGTATATGAGCAATGCACACCTATTAACTTATATGATAAGAAAGTATTAAAGCAGTACTTGGAAAAATTAGAATTAAAATTCCATGAAACTATTTTAATAGGCAAGAAAAGAATTATGGAGATGGAAGAGAAAAAAAGGCAACTGGAAGAAGAAGAGTTGCAAAATTAATTTAGATCTATACTATCTATTAGCTTTTAAATATTAATCGTTTTTATCACTATTTAACATAATGGATATTATACGCAATGCAATTTAACTAAGCTTTGTATTTCAACAACTTACAAGATAGCTGAAGTTCAATATTTCAGCTATTTCTTTGTTCCACGAAATTAGAGCTATTTTTAGCCTGTTTTGGTAGTTTTTGCCAATCTCTTATAACTAAAATTGTACTTATATCTGATTCTATATCTTATTTATAAATATATGGGCGTTACCCTTCGGGTCGGGCTAGTTGCCCTTCGGGTCGATACATTCGTATCGAGCAAAGCCAACATCCCTAACGCAAAAGCAAAAGCACTGGACTATGTATAGTAGGACTTTCCCTTCAACTTATGCTGCAACAACCAACATCATTGAACTTTATTTCAATCACTCACAATGTCAATTACGCAAGCTTCATTGACATTGCTCCTTGCTTGAAATTTTTTAAGTTCAATGGTTGTCGCAGCGATAAAGTTTGATGAAGGTAGGATCACATACCTTCTACATATTCCTTGAATAAGGATGTCGCTTCGCTCCGCTAAAAAGCGTTTGTTTAATGGATTGCCACAGCTCCAAGAATGATGAAAGTTAGAAGCAAAAACAAGCTTATCTTTTATAAAATATAGTTGTAATAATAGAGCTATTAATAATTATAAATCATATAAAAAACATTAGTTTATTGTTGATAATAGGTACTAAGTCCAGTATAATAACAAGCATAAGGTGAAGAGATATAAAAAGCCTTAGAGGTGCAACGTGTACCGACTGCTAGGACTTGCAGATAACCTAAGTCCAGGACTTAAAAAATGAACGCATTCGACTTTTCTAATAAAGCTTCTGATTCTTCTAAATTATTCCGTCTTGAAGCTTTCAGCTTCACTTATGACTTTGGCTTAAATATCTATTTTGATGATATGGAAGACCTTCGTGACATCATTGGCGATACAGAAATCGAGTTCTGGCAAGTTGAAGGTTTACGTGAAGAAACTTACATGGACGTTGACAACTTCAAAGACCTTGAGACAGCTATTGAGCTAATCATGGAAAGCCATTTCCAAGAAGACCTAGACCTATTCGCAAAGCTCAAAGAAGAGGGATACGTTAAGGATCTTGCAGACGCTCAAGAATGGCACGATGAAAACAACTTCTGTGAAGACATGAACGACTATGACTTTGGTCACTACCTAATGCACGATGTAAGCTGCATTGAGATCCCAGAAGCATTACAAGGGTACATTGATTATGAAGCTTATGGGCGTGATGCTCTGATTAATGACTTTGTACGTGTGGGCAATCACATTTACAGCAACCACTAAGGGAGCATGAGCCATGAAAAACAATATTTCATCTTTGGCTTATGTTGCCAAACAACAAAAACATGCAGAACTTTTAAAGACTGCTCGAAATGGTAAAACCTGTTATTTCGTTAAAATTTCAGGTTACTACCCGAACCACTTGGACCGCTTTTATAGAATCAATAAAGCATCTTATGAGTTTATAGAAGTATTTTTGACACGTTCAGATAGTTATTTAACAATTATCAAAGGCGATTTAGTTAGACACTTTAAATCAGTTCGAGCTTAAAGGAGTTTTAGAAATGAATGCACAAGTTTTTAAATCTGAAGCTCTAAGCCGTTTAGCTGTTCGCCTTCCTGCTGCTGTTCCTGTTATGGGTAAAGTTGATATAGACAAGGTGAAGAAGGTTGTAAAAGTTGAATCGGGGGAAGTTTATATTATTTCAATGGATACCCAGAACAAATATGAAAATCCGTTCCATGTTTGGATGATGCACAAATCAGGTTTTATTCTGAGATCTGCAAATGGTGTACTAGGTTATAAATCATATTTTATGGCTGAAATACATCTAAACAGGACCATAAGATTAAAAGGACAACGTACCTTAAAACCTGTTTAAGTGATACTATTAAGCTCCTGAGATATGGAGCTTTTTTGATGAGCAAATTTGAAAATATGACGTTTGAAAACTTTTTAATAGAAGCTCCAGAAGCAAGCTCTATAAAAGATCTTCGGCTTGATCTTGGCTTAACTGCTGCTCAGGCTGCGAAGTTAGCAGGCTTGTCTGATGGCTCTTTATGGCGCAAATATGAAGCAGGAGAAAGACAGCCAAACAAACAGACTTGGACTGTCTTTTTAATGGCTTCAGGTCAGCACCCTAATTTTAAACTGAATACAAAATAGAATCTGTATAGGTACTAAGTCAGTGCCTATACCCCTCAAAAAATTTTGCCCGCTTCTTCGCTCATATCGTGATTAGTCGCATCCCTGTTCTTATCTAAAGTAGTTTTAGGATTTTAGTGCGTCATCTGAAGTCGCAAAGAAGCGGAAACGGCTGCTTTCTGCATGTGATTTAATGTTTTCGGCTGTTATATTTATTCCATATATTTGAGGGTATATAGATGACTAATAAGGATTATGATGCGGCTTTAGAAGCTCTTGCTGAATTGGTTAAAGACGTATCTAAAATAGCTCATGCTGAAGCTGTAGATAAAGCTCTTGTTGAGCCGACTAAAGCTAACATTGAAGAGCGTAATAAATTAAAAGACGTTGTTGATCAAGCTGAAGACCTGTAATGCTTCGCAACCATTATATAAAAAAGAATGGACTGTTTCTGAAACGAGAGACGGTCATGTATGAGTCTGACTACTGGCAAGTTGAAGAAATTGATGCTGAGTATAAGACTCGATACACATGGACCAAGAATCAAGAAGAAGCTATCTGTTTTTCTTATAGACAAGATGCTATTCGTTTCTTTAATAAAGTCCGAAAACAGCCATTTTTTAAAGATGCTGAAATTTCTGTTTAGTTAAATATTGTGGAATATCAACATAACTTGTAGTACAAATAAACCATTAAAAAATAAATTTTATTTATCATTTTTTATATAAATGTTACAAGCTATCCTCTTCGATTTAAAAAGAGGGGGTGGCTATGTCTACATCAAATAATGTTGGGAGAGCCTTAGAAGCTCGCTTAGTTGAAATTATCTGTCAACAAAATCAAAATATTTCTTTGATTGGATCGACAGCATTTGATCAACAAAGAGATTTATTACACTTTCATGCTTTGCCTATTGTTCAACAGCAACTTTTTTCTGAATTTTCAATTAGGTATTCTCAAGAGCTATTTATACAAAATATTCAAGCAATTGAAAGGCTAAAAGATACGGCTGCTAAAGAAGGAGATGTTACTGATATAAGAATTTTTTATATCAATAATACTATTAAAAACATATCGTTAAAACATAATCATGATGCCTGTAAACATCAAAGACCAGGTGCATTAATTAAAAATCAATTGGGTATTCCTGATCCAGTTTTAGACAGACAATACAGAAGTGATTTAGCTGCTATTGAGCAAAAATTTAAAAATAATGTGATACCCACTGATATGAATGCGGAGGGTAATTATCAATTCAGTTTAGTAAAAGATCGTGCACCACATCTGATCACAGAATTATATGGTGATGTATGTAATTTAGTAAGACATTATCTTGTAACCTATGCT